GTAGTTGGATTTTTGCCTATCTGCATCATGTCCAAGACGATAATTAAATTCTTCAACATCATATTTTTCATTTAGACTGTCACAATGACAGTTAAGAAATTCTTGAACTAAAAGATTACTCTTATAGATTGCTGTGTTTTCGTTCGGTCCCAAAGGGATGTCAATATGTAATCGATATTGCATGAAGTTTGTTCGTTCCTAGTGAGGGCCACTCACTCAAAGTCCTAATGAATCTTACATCATCTTCACACCCGAAGGTGTCACCGAAGGCCTTGTAATGGAAGGAACGAGTAGTTTGGTGGCCGGGAAGGACTTAACATTTACCTTCAACTTTCAGGGTCAACTAGTGTATTTCCCTACTCGCACCACGATATGAATCGGCTAGACTCTGCTTCACTCATTTGAGCATACGCACCCCACCACAGGGAACCGTGTACCTTAATCCGCATGACGAAAATTCGTTCAGTCACCGGCCGGTTTGTGGGGGATCAATCCCACAAAGTGTTATTCGATTGTTATACGAGTATTGTACTCGCAATATTGTAAAAGTCAAATGTTTTTTGATAATTACTTTTAAATCTGGTGATGGGCATTTGTTCTTCCCCCCATCACCAGAGGGCTCTAAATTAAATTATAATTCAGAGGCCTGCTCTTGCAGCGAATGGGTTGGTATGACCAGTATATCCCATTTCGTAGCAAGTAACGCCATTGTCAAGCGTGCGGCTGGAAACTACCCAGTTACCATATGCCTCGACTTGAGACTTAATGTCGCTGATTGTAGCTCGCAGATTTGCAACACCGAATCGGCTAAATGCCTGCTTGGGTGTAAGATCATTACCTCGGGCGAGGTGATTAATTACTCGTTGCTTCTTTGTGTAAGTTTTAGTTGTCTTCATATGACAAAACTCCATTAATTGTGGCTCTTCAAAATTTAGGGATATGTTGCGTGCCACTACACAACACACCCTTGTAGTCCCATATTGTAACATAATATCATCATATGTCAAGACTTAATTTGTATATTTAAAAGCGGATGGAGAGAATCGAACTCTCGTCGCAAGGTTGGAAACCTTGGGTAATGCCATTATACGACATCCGCATATGATTCGGGAGGGATTCGAACCCTCGACCATTCGATTAAAAGTCGAATGCTCTACCAACTGAGCTACCGAATCGAAGTGTTCCTACGAAGCGTCCTTCGAAGGAACAAACCAACCGAAGTTGGGCACTGGAGCTGGATACGACATAGGCGAGGCTCCGTGAGAAACTGCCTAGAAGTTACTATAATATAATCCTATAATCTAATATTGAATATAATTCACCACATTTCAAATGCTCCATTGTTGACTCCTTTGGTTATGTGTATATTATACAACAGAACACCGATCTGTCAACCAGTGTTTTGAGAAATTTGATTGTTTGTGGGGTTCTATACTACGTTTGTAGAATCAATGTCTCACATACGTTGTTCAGCTAGTTCAAAAAACAGCTTCTTGCATATGTAGTAAGAATCAACAACGTCAGAAACGGGATTGCCGACTTTCTTGGCCTTAGGCATGATTGAATACATGATTTGTTTATTGGTGTCTTTAACAAAACTCTCATACATTTTGTCTTTGGTGGCATTACCTTTGGTGGTGGCAAACTTCTTTATTGCCTGCGGAGCATACACTGTTAAAGGAATACACAATTCATAAAGTTTGTACTTTAGAATACCGGTATTTTCGGCAATATTGAATACTTTGCCCTTTGATCCGTAGGAATAACCTTCTAAAGCAACATCTCCACACCCTATTACCAATTCTTTGGCCCAGTCTGCAATAGAACAATATCGTTCTGCGTCTTCGTTCCAGTCCTGTAATCGTTCGCCATGTATCTTATCCAAATACGTCCGGGCCCGAGTGGGTTTGTCCGTTAGAAAATAGAATGTGAGATTGTCCCAACACCATGTTTCCCCATTTAGGATACAAATGGCAGGACTCCTTAAACTATAATCTATACCTGCAATAATCATAATAACTATCCTTCAACATACAGTTTTTTCCAAGATGCGAACCAAAACCCGGATCCAACCACAAACCATACAGATGATATTATGTAATTTTCCGTATTGAGACTTAAAAATGATTGAACCAACATCATACCCGAACATACCAACGCTAATTTCAATTTATTATTCACTGGAATCATCCCCGCAGTTGGAATGATCAGTAATGATAGAGTCCAACCAATCATATATGAGATCAACTCTAGCAAACGAATTTTCTGCAACATAATCATCATGTATAGTAAGCGTACATGTTACTCCCACAATATATGTATCTGACCCAAACACGGCCAATGCGGGCCCACCCGAATCGCCGAACCAGATACTTGCTTTATATGGCAATGTTTTAAAGTATTCTTCCTCCCCGACCAATATACCATAATACCAAAACATGTCCTCTTTACTGTGTTTCTTCCATCCCCGAGAATAACCTACTACACTTAACGGATCCCCCTTTGTTAGAAAGTTATGTGGTGAAATTCGTATTGGCTCGATACCAATTACGTCTGTTTCTAATATAAGTAATGCACAATCATTGTACAGACTATATGCCTTGTTCTTTGGATAATGGGTCACTTCTTCAACATGATATATTTGTCCATCTAAAAATTCAAAGTATAGGTTTTCGATGTCGTAAACTACACAATGTCCGGCTGTAATAACAACATTGGGTGAAACCAATGTTCCGGTACATACTGGTATTGTATTTTTGAGAAGACAACCAACCGACGGCCATGGATCGTTTTCTGGTTGGGTGTTTATGAATCCATCAACGATTGTCTCATTGGGTATAATTATGGGTTCACTGTAACTTACGATTGAATGTGTGGTGTTACAAGCCCCTAACATAGCAAGCAGGATTATATACCTGAACATTGCATTATCCTCCCTTATTATGTAGGGGTCAACCAAACAAAATGGCAAGTTTGATCAAAAAAGAAACAACCGCTCTTAAGAACGGTTATTTCGGGGAGGGAAGGATAATAAATTTATGTACTTCTATGTAGTCAAGTCAACAATCTCACATGAAACTCCGGCACATGCATATGTTTGTGTACCAGTTGTGTTGTCTTCACACTCATAACTACTGAGTTCTGACCAGTCAACATCGGTGGGCATCTTCTTTAACAGTTCTTGATACTCTTCCTTGGTGCAGTCCTGATATGGTGCTTGTCGATAAATATGATCACTGTGGGGCAAGAACGACACACCACTCACCTCATCGAAATGTTTGTAAACCCATGCACCTACGTCCATCCATTCGTGTTCCTTGACAGATATGGTCACAGATGGTTTATGTTCACACCAATGTTGTTGATATATCAACCAATGTTCCAATTGTTCGATAGCAGTCATGTCGTTTCTAAAGATGGAGTTTGATGGTGATTTTGTCGGAAATGAAAAAACCATAGTGTGATCTGGTTTGGTTACATCTGGTTCGCAGGGAAATTCCTTGGCCTGCATAAACCTACAGAGAGGATCCTTAATATCCGCACGGACTGTACGAATGTAATACTCTGCATGTCGGGCATGAATTCCCGAAGAAGCGTCAACTAACTGACTTACTGTACCGGATGGTTTAACACAAGTAATTGCAGCAGACTCATTGATCTTGAACTTCTTTGCCCACACCTTATTGGTGTCTATCGCAACTTGTCGAAGTTGTTGCAATATGTCAACCAGAACCTTTTGCCCTTTATTCCCATTAGTTAAGTTGTTATCCATAATGCCCGTCAATGATACACCAAGGAGTCTTTCTTCTTCGCAATTCTTCTTCCACTCACTAGATAAGTATCGGAAATCGGTAAGGGTACATTGCCACGTTCCAAGAATCGTAGCAAGTCGAACTTTATCTTTGAGTGTTTCTAGTGTATCATTTTTACGGATAACCACTTCCGATAGATTACAAAACTCTCTATCACGTAAAATAATTTCACTACAAGGATTTACACCAAAATCATAATCTGGGTCACGCCGGTCACCTAGTTTCTCGACTGTTTTCTTAGCAGCCTCACGATTAAAGATTCCACGTTCCCCTGACTTAGACTTGTAGAGAGACACCCATTCATCCATGAATGTTCCAATCTCTGGTTTGCATTTATATGCAACTGAGTTATTTGCCAAAGATCGTTGACCGTGTTCATACCACCACTGCCCTGTTTTTGCATTTCTCATCCGTTCGTCTGTCAACGATGACAAAGAAATTAAAGCACTTCGTCGGACTCCGCCAACTACGACAATTTCTGCAATTTTACAGATGATGTCATGGCATTCTAACGAATTGAGTTTGCGGCCCGATGCGGTTTGATACGCATTTACTGTGAAGTTAAACAAATCTTCCAACGGACCAGGCC